AAAAAAGTAAACGCAAACGATGAAAAGTTCGCATTGGCAGCCTAAACGCTGACTAGGGTTCGGTGGGTTCCTCGTAACAGAATACCCACCATTTACGGAGGAATAATGAAGTCACTTTGGAATAGGAACGAAATTAGTGTTGCTGATGAATTGATGGCCTTAGCACCAAAACTAACAGAGGAGTTTTTGGCTTATCACAAAGATTTTTATACCACATTTAGTGGTGGTATTTCATATGCAGCTGCAAATCCACTTACAATCTTAGAAGAACACGAAAAGAAAAAGTGGAAAGTTGAAGGCATTCGTTATTGTTTTCCTGAGCAAAATGTGGAACGAAATTTATTCTTAGAACCAGAGATACAAAGAAATTTTCCCACAGCAGTTGCACTAACAAAAAAATACCTCACACCAAAATATGGTTGTAGTGGTTATAGTATATTAGAGGGTGGTGGTGTTATCAATCCACATGTAGACATTGAAAATTCATCACATAAAACCGTTCGTATACATATACCTTTGATTATTCCTGAAGGTGAAACTTACTTTCGGGTGATGGACAAAGAAACAGATTGGTCAGATTTATTTGCATTTGATAATGGACAATTACATAGTGCATACAACAAAACAAAAGAGAGAAGATTGATATACATTTTCGACATGACAAGGTCTATGTTGGGAATTTCAGAATATGAAGGAATTGAATTCTAAAAAGAATAGGTTTGTAGGTTCCTTAATACCTATATTTCAATAACAAAAGGAGTTTAAATTGACAAAAACTTTAGTCACTATTGCAACACTCATTGCACTATCATCAGCACACGCTGGAAATTATGTTCAAATCGAGCAAGAAAAAGTAACTGGTCGTAATGGCGCAACCAATTCAGAAGCCACATATCTACGTGCTGGTAAAGATTTGGGAAATTATTCACTAGGTCTACAAGCTCGCACCGCTCGTTTCGATACTAATAGCATCGCAAGCAGCCTTGAAGCAACTGTTAGCAATAAAAATGTTTCAGTTCTAGGTATTACACCATTTGTTGGTGTTGGTCACGATTTTGGCAGCACCTCAGCAGGATATAACTATGGCTTAGTTGGTGCATCCACTGGTGCTAAGATTGGTCCTGGATTTGCATATACAGGTATCAAAACCCGTGTATTGCGTCAAAATGCATCTGATCCAAAACAAACAGTTGGATTCGTTGGATACAATGTTCCTGTTACTAAAGATGTAGCGGTTAATGTTGGCGTAAGTCGCTCTGGACAAGACATTAAAGAGAACGGCGTTTCAGCCGGCGTAACCTTTAGTTTCTAATCGCCTAAATAAGTATATGGGTTCGGTGGAACCCATTTAAAAAATCCACTATACACACTTTACACAACACAAGGAGAAAACTATGTCAAACATGACACCCTTTGAAATCCGTCTTGAACTATTAAAAATGGCTAGAGACATGTTATATGATTCATACAACGCAGAACGAGACCGTCTTTCACAAGACTGGAACATCAAATGCGACACGGCAAAAGCCAAAGGTGAAACACCACCTGAACATCCGGCTCTGCCGCCAATCCCCTCAGAAACAGATATTATCAATAAAGCCCAAACTTTAAACGGCTTTGTTTCTAATATTCAAACACCAGAACCAACAACAAAAGTTCTGTCTACTAGAAAGACTACCTGAGGGTTAGGGGCTTAGGCCCCTTTACACACACAAGGAGTATAAATGAAGTTTTTAACAACTTTACTTTTATCTTTATCCGTTGCTTTTCTGCCTTTATCGGCTCACGAAGCAAACACAACTTTAGAACAACAAGTTAAAACGGATATTAATCAACAAATATTATGTGTTGCAAAAAATATCTACTACGAAGCAGCAATGGAACCACATGAAGGAAAATTGGCCGTAGCACAAGTGACAATCAATCGTGCCAACCATGGTGGACCTTTTCCAAAAGATTTTTGTGGCGTAGTTTACCAAAAGACTGGTGCAACTTGCCAATTTACATGGACCTGTGAAAAAGTTGGTCCTATTAGAAACCAATATGCTTGGGAAGAATGTCTATACATTGCCAAGCGAGCTATGAGAGAATCGGTATTGCACAGAGAGCTTGCCAAGGCACGTGCAATGTTTTACCATGCAACATACGTTCATCCAGGCTGGTCAAACATTCGACCTGTAAGAACAATTGGAAACCATATATTTTATACGAAAGCTTAAAGTGCCGACAAAGAATGAAATTAATGAATTTAGTGAATTGATTAGTAAAAAATCCAATGATTTGAAATGTTCACATATGGATGCAATACTATATCATTGTGAAGAAACTGGTATGGAAATTGATGTTGTTTCAACTCTGATATCAAGTGCGTTAAAGGCAAAGATTAGAGAGGAAGCACAAGATTTGAATATGTTGAAGAAAAGTTCCAAATTACCTCTATGACCGAAACAACAGGATTTGAAGCATATGCCCTCTACCAAAGCATTAAACTTCATTTTACTTCTGATAGTTACGATTTTTTTCGCTATAACGGAAAGACCAACGTTTCAAAGGACAACTTCGCAAACAACAAAGCCAAGTATTCTTTTTACAAACTTTCTAGGAAGTATAACATAGAAGATTTGAAGTTTTTTTATATTGCCAATTTTTTGGAAACAAACGTCAACTGGATTGGTGATATTTCTGGTGTTGAAGGTGAAGAAAACTATAAGAAATGGCAAAAAAGAAACCAGAGCTTGACTTATAAGTTCGAACAAGATATAATAGGACTACTGACAGCAACACAATCACCAAATGAAATGTTGGTTGTGGAAGATGGACAATATCCATTGTTGTTAAAAGAAATGACTTATGGTAACATAAGCATAGAAACGGTATGTATATTGAATGACATTATGAATTTCTTACCGATGTGGTCTAAAAAAATATCCGATGATGTTGTTTGGCCAACATACAAAAGAAAGATTGAAAAATATACACCATTCATTCATTATGATAAACAAAAGTTTAAAAACATTTTAAAAGAAAGTTTGAAGGAACATGCATAAGATTAATTGTATCTATTTGGACATGGATGGTGTCATTGCCAATTTTGAAAAAAGATATGTTGAGTTGTTTAAAGTTGAACCAAGTTCAGCCAGAGACTACAAAGAGTTCAATACTTTTTTTGACCAATTTGTTGCTGATGGACATTTTGAAACACTTGAAATGATGCCTGATGCAATGCAATTAATTATGGCTCTGCGAAATGCACCAGCACCAACACAGATTCTTTCATCTACTGCTAGTGAAAAAAGACACAAAGCAATCTCTACACAAAAGACCAAATGGTTGGAAACACATGATATAGATTTCCAACGTAACTTTGTTCCAGGAAAACAGCATAAGAAAAAATATGCTAGAATAGACACACTAATCATTGACGATACCGAGAGTATTATTAATGACTGGCGTGCTGCAGGTGGTGTGGCAATATTGCACAAAAATATTCCAGACACCTTGGTACAGTTGAAGTTTATACTTGATGGTGCCTAAATAATATTATATAATGAATCATGTGGACAATCCGTTTATATTCCGTTAATATTCCGTTTTAAGAAAGAAGGTAATTATGACTATTGATTTTTCAAGCCTAAAGAAAAGTTCAGGCAATCTGGACACATTGAAAGCAAAAGTGGCAGAGCTCAACGCTTCCACAGAAGGCAAATCCGACAAAGAAAATTTCTGGCGACCAGAAGTAGACAAAGCTGGTAACGGCATGGCTACAATCCGTTTTCTACCCGCAGCAGCAGTTGATGGTGATGATGGACTTCCTTGGGCCAAGATTTTTGAACATGGATTTCAAGGTCCTGGTGGTTGGTTAATCGACAAATGTTTAACAACCAAAAATCAACAATGTCCTGTATGTGAACACAATAACAAATTGTGGAACTCAGGCATCGAAGCGAACAAAGACATTGTTCGTAAACAAAAACGCAAACTATCTTACATTGCTAACGTGTATATCGTAAGTGATCCTAAGCATCCAGAGAACGAAGGACAAGTTAAATTGTTTAAGTTTGGTGCCAAGATTTTTGAGAAGATTACAGAAGCAATGAACCCACAATTTGAAGATGAAACACCTATCAATCCATTTGATTTGTGGAAAGGTGCTAACTTCAAGTTGAAGATTACTAAAGTTGCTGGTTATCAAAACTATGACAAATCAGAATTCATGTCACCATCTGTATTGTTGGATGACGATGAAAAACTTGAAAAGATTTGGAAGTCTGAACACTCACTGAGTGAGTTGGTTGCAGATAAAGAATTCAAGTCTTATGATGCGTTGAAAACCCGTTTGGATAAAGTTCTTGGTTTGAATGATGATGGTGATGCTCCAAGAGCAAGAACCACAGTTGAACAAGCTAAGGCTGCACCTAAGAAGGTTGCTGATGATACACCACCTTGGGAACCAGAAACAGACGATGATGACATGGCATATTTTGCCAAGTTAGCAGACGATTAAACTAAACGCTCCTTTCTCGCAATTAGTTTAGACCCCGCCTAGTGCGGGGTTTTTTATATAATGCGTGTGGATTGAACAATCAAATCCATAAAGGTCGGTTCATCATTTCTCACAGATATCTCAATAGGTCTTAAACCAGATTTACCTTGAGTGTTCTTCATATTATTCACAGTTGTTCTGGTAACCGTTTCCATATTATCA